CGAAAACAAGAGTAAAAACAAGAAACAAAATAAGTATCTTCTAAAAATACGGGGAACCAAGGTTCCCCCCTACCCCCCCTCCTTTTGATTGTCTTTGGTTATTACCATTTGCAACTAGTATATTATATTATTATGACAGTAACATGAATGAGATTTTGTTATTATTTATGCAGACTTATTTTTTGACCTTTATTTAGACACCATATATAGAACTCTACCAAACGGATTATTCTATGTTATAAATAGAGATTCTACATTTGTCAATTTTTCACCATAATTTCCCTAAATCCTTTTGAGAGAAAATATACAGTAAGATAATTTTTATGGGAGTCAGGGGCGAGCGTAGCGAGCCTTATACATTATAAACCTATAGTCGCTCGCTACGCTCGCTCCGTCTCACCGAACTATGTGCAGTGATATAGTATATTATAATTAACACCCATTTATGTATTCTCTCAAATATCAGTATCAACAAAGCAGCTGGCATCGGTAGATTATCTATCCCATGCTGATCTTAGTTATGTCAATACATAATTGACTTTCAAGCAGACTCCAGATTTTTCCCGTTCGATAAGCCCGGAATTATATTTTAAACCGGAAACCACAGATTTCGTCAACAACTTCCTAAACTTTTTCATTTTCAGACAAATCATTTTGGTATGATGGATGATCTGGAACGAGCTTCTTATTTTTCCCTAAAGTATTTCCTTTTCAGAATTCATTTTGAGAGAACAGTAGAATAGATATTCATGTATTATGATTGGTCGATGTAATCGACCTTTCGGCGAGCGAAGCGAGCCTTATACTATTACAAACCTATAGTCGCTCGCTACGCTCGCTCCGTCTGACCGACTACGTGCAGTAGATAATATTATGCTTTAATTAAAGGGTTCACCAAAATCATGGCTACGTTTTTGGTGAAAAAATAGCTACATTTTTGGTCAAAGTCCATTAGTTAATGGTGAAAATGGTGATTTGGTCCATTAATTATAATACTTTCACCAAAAACGTAGCCATTTCGGATTTAGAGGGGGGGGGGAATTTTTTTTTCAACAAAAGTAATTTTTTTTTCGAGAATTTGAGAGAATGAACCTTGGAATTTGGATCTATGGTATTGACCCCTCGTCCATTTCTCGGATTTTGGGTATTGACCAAGAGCCTGCTATATACAAGTTAGTATCGTCCTACAGTCAAGATAATATTTATTGGCCTTTGCCCTGGCCTTTTAGACTTTTACTGTCTTAACCCCGCCTCCAGATTTTGCCCGTTCGATAAACCCGGATTTTCCATGTTTATTCGGAAATTTACTAATGTATCAATTTTTATTTGAGAGAACTGTAGAATAGATATCCATGTATTATGATTGGTCGATGTAATCGACCTTTCGGCGAGCGAAGCGAGCCTTATACTATTACAAACCTATAGTCGCTCGCTACGCTCGCTCCGTCTGACCGACTACGTGCAGTAGATGATTATATTTCTCTATTCAATGGATTAACCAAAATCATGGCTACGTTTTTGGTGAAAAAATGGCTACGCTTTTGGTGAAAGTATTATAATTAATGGACTAAACCACTACTTTCACCATTAACTAATGGACTTTGACCAAAAACGTAGCCATTTCGGATTTAGAGGGGGGGGGGAATTTTTTTTTCAACAAAAGTAATTTTTTTTTCGAGAATTTGAGAGAATGAACCCTTGGAATTTGGATCTATAGTATTGACCCCTCGTCCATTTCCCGGATTTTGGGTATTGACTTATCGGGCTTGGACCTACAGTAGAATCAGATTGACCCCCTCCTATACTAATAACCACCATACGCTCGCCAGTGTGAATTGTTACCATTACAGTCTCATTTTTCTCTCAATCTTGTAGAGAATAAACATATTTGGTTTGCAACATTTTAACATCCTATCGATCAATCCATGATACACATCCTCAAAAATTATTGACTTTCAGATTTTCCAGAAAAATAGAAAAAGTTTAAAAATACTTTTTGTCTTTTTTACTTTAAGCAATACTTATAATTAATAATTGGCAAAAATATAACAAGTATATTTTTATAATGTATAGACTATAATAAGTGTCACAAATGGTTGCTAATATTATTTACAGTAAGAAATATAATATTTGCTATCACAATATCCAATACAATATACTCAATATACTTTATATGGCACTTGTATAGTAACAATAAATTCACTAAGTAGTATTTGTATAGTGTATGACGATTTGCCGAATATAGGGGTGTGTGAATATTTAGCAATAAATGGATTTCTTAAAAAAACAATCTTAAATACTATTTTGGGTTGTATTTATATAGTAAAATATGCATTGTTCTATTTGTAATATTTCCTGTAGAGACAAGTATTCCTTCCAAAAGCATTGTAAATCGGCCAAACATCTTACCAATTCAAACGAACAGATTGATGTATTTGATTGTGAATGTGGTAAAAAATATCAATATAGACAATCCATGAAATTCCATCAAAAAACCTGTAAAGAATACCTTAAATCTGTTTCCACTCCAAAAAACGGAAATACTGATCTTTCCACTCTTGACAAAAACCAATTGATAGAGAGAATAAACCAACTAGAAAAAGACACCAAAATGCAAAAACTAGAAAGCGAAAACTTGAAACAGAAATTGAAGATTGCTGAACTAGAAAAGAAAATCACTCATACGACATACAATAACACTACAAATAATAATAATACGACTAATAACATTACCAATAATATTACCATAAATGCTTTCGGTAAAGAAAACCTCGACTATATCACTGATGAAATACTAATTAAATGTGTTTGGGAGGGGTATAATGGCATACCATTTTTAATCAAAAAAATTCACGATGACCCCAATCATCCCGAAAACCACAATATCAAAATCCGAGATAAGAGATTAAATGAAATTGACATTATGGGGTCAAATGGAATATGGGTAAAGAAAGACCGTAAAGAAACTATTACACAAGCCGTTTATGATGCATCATTAACAATACGTGAGGCATACGACGACAATAAAGAATTGTTCCCCAAGTCAAAACAAGAGCGGTTTGAGGAGTATAATCAAAAACTGAATGATGAAAATGATAACAGAAAACTCAAAAATGTTGTTAGAGAGACTGATATGGTGATACTAGGTTTCAAAAAAAATAGGGTGAAATAACCACTTGTTCCGCAACCCATTATTGACTCAATGGGCGAGCGAAGCGAGCCTTATACTATTACAACCTATAGTCGCTCGCTGCGCTCGCTCCGTCTGACCGACTACGTGCAGTAAATGATATTATACTTTAATTAAAGGGTTCACCAAAAACATGGCTACATTTTTGGTGAAAAAATGGCTACGCTTTTGGTCAAAGTCCATTATTTAATGGTGGAAACAGCACTTTAGACCATTAATTATAATACTTTCACCAAAAACGTAGCCATTTCGGATTTAGAGGGGGGGGGGAATTTTTTTTAACAAAAGTAAATTTTTTTTACAGATTTTAAGAGAATGAACCTTGGAATTTGGATCTATGGTATTGACCCCTCGGGCTTGGACCTATAGTAGAATCACATTGACCCCCCCTTCCAAGTAGTGTAGTTGAGAGGCTCTATAGAGCATGATTCTCCTACAGTTCTCTCATTTTCATTTCCAAACATTTTTATAGTAAAAATGAAAATGGATTCATTTCCTAATCTGAGAACTCAAACACTTTTGCAACGAGGTTGTCCCCCCTCAATTTTAGCATATTATCCATATTGGTAGGATTTGGTAGGATTTGGTAGGATTTAGGTAGGATTTGTATTTTTATTTCTCTTAATTTATTATACAAAAATATGAGTGATATCCGTCATTGTGAAGTTTGCGATATGACATTCTCATCTATCTATGCTTTACGGAAACACTTGAAAACCAAACTGCATAAACGAAAACAAACTCCAGGGAAGTTTTCGTGTCCATGTGGGAAACAATACAGTCATAGACAGACTCTTTACGCTCATAGGAAACAATGTGAAGTTTACAAAAATCCAACAGCAAAAGAAGAACAGACTACTTCAGCAGTAAACGCTCAAGACAAGAAAATAGAAGAGCTTGAGCGTAAACTCTTAGAAGAGAAAATAAATTGTCTTCAAAAAGATAATCAAATTCTTCAAAAAGATAACCAACTTGCGAAAAAAAACTTGGAAATCGCCGAACTCAAATTAGCTAACGCAAATGTCACTAACAATTTTAACACCACCAATAACACCACCAACAACACCACTATTATTATCAATCCTTTTGGCTTCGAGAATTTGGACCACATTACCGATAAGGATATGTTAAAATGTATTTCTATGGTTTACGAAAGCGTTCCTTCCTTGTTTGAAAAAGTCCATTATAATCCAGAACATCCTGAAAATAATAATATCAGAATTCCAAATAAAAAGCAACCCTATATTAAGATTATGGATCCAAATGGTAAATGGAAGTTGGTAGATAAAGACTACACCATGAATGCATTGGTTTACAAGTATGTAGATATGCTGAATGATACATTTAAAGAACACAAAAATACTTACCCGTTAAAAAAGAGAGAGAGAATCAAGGAATTATTTGATAAAGTCTGGGAAGAAGATCCTGAAACGATAAAAAAAATCTCCAAAAACACTGAGTTAATGATTCTTAACAATTCTAAATAATCGTTGGGGGATACATCCCCCATACCCCCATTCCACGATTGGCGAGCAAAGCGAGCCATATACTTATATACCTTTACTGTCTCCTTGCTTCCATTATTCTCAATTCCTTTTTTGAGATTTCAAATACTTTTTCCTCCAGAGTTATTCCCCCCCTCTCGCCTTTTATGTAACTATCGATTATTCATTCATGTAACTGTATATCAATGAATTCAGCAGTAAAATCTCAAGAAAATAAATGATTTATGATTAGAAAAAGAGCGAAAATAACATGTCATTTTTTTCACTCTTAAAGGGGGAATTATATGGCAAGTTGAAAAATACTCTGCTGTCCCTGCTTAAGTTTCCTACTGAAAACTCCCTTACATGTCGAAATCATATTTTGCATAGTATTACCTGAAACGCTAAAAAACGCTAAAAAACGCTAAAAAACGCTAAAAAACGCTAAAAACGCTAAAAACGCAAAAAAACGCTAAAAAAGAAAGGATAATTTATTTCCTATCTTTCCTATCTTTTTATTACAAGCGGGGAAATATATGGCAAGTTGAAAACCCCCTCTTTAATCCCTGCTAGCTAGTAAACCTCAAATGTGCTAATTAAGGGTTAAAAATAACCCTTCCTATCAGAATTGGCTAGTAGAGATTACTATGGGGATCGATGATCTCAAGGTCATGATTTTGACTTTTTTGGTCTCCTACAAAGTTGGTCAATTATAGGATGTAATGGGGAGTAATTCAGGACGGATACTTCTCCCCAGCAAAGCAAAGGGGGTATAAGAGATAAAACATATTAAATACATATCAGTATAGTCTCCAATATGCTTATTGGAAAATATACATATGGTAAACCCAAGGTTCATTGGGAAGGGCCTCTCTCTGGTCAGCTTATTATTGGAAATTTTTGTTCTATAGCAGACCATTGCAATATCTATTTAGGTGGTAATCATAGAGTAGATTGGGTAACAACATATCCTTTTGGTCATATTTCTCAGTCTGTGTTTGATAAATTTGATGGGCAAGGACACCCATCAACCAAAGGCGATGTTACTATTGGTAGTGACGTTTGGATTGGGAATCATGTTACTATTATGTCAGGTGTGACCATTGGTGATGGTGTAGTAATAGCAAATAATAGTCATGTAGTAAAAAGTGCCGAGCCCTACAGCATTATTGGGGGTAACCCTGCAAAACTAATACGAAAACGATTCTCAGAAAGGCAAATCGAACAACTTTTAGATATCAAATGGTGGAACTGGGATGACCAAAAGATAAATGAGCTATCACCTCTACTTTGCAATCCTGATATCGAGCAGTTCATTCAAGTCGCTCGCTCACCGTAGATACATACGACTTGGAATGATTGGTCGGTTAGAAAACCGACCTTTCGGCGAGCGAAGCGAGCCTATATGATTATCATTATCTGGAATATGTGACGGTAGATAAAAATATATATTATTCTACTGCTCTTTAGAACCCAAAGTTGCTTCTCTCTAGGAAACTATCAATATATCTTCCCACATCATGCGGGGTTTTGTTCTGTTTGATAAAAGTCATTGCCATCTGTTTTGACTTCTTAAACTGAACATAATTTACTGGCAGTTCTTGTAGCTTTTCAAAACTCCTGTAGGAATAGTCAAAGTATGACTCATAATCATATGGCTGGCTTTGTATCCATGTTTTATGTTTTTCGGCTAGTTTATGGAAATATTTAGGGGTAAGTGGTCTTGTTATATTCAACATATTTTCATCATCATAAATATCATCTAAATATTCTGCATAAAACAGTAGAACATAATTACCATGGTTTAGAACGATTCCAGAATAGAATTCTACCAACTCGATCCATGCTTTTGGTAATATATGTCGGTTCTCATAGATTTCTTTGAACGTAGGGGTTCTACTGCTCTTCTTTTGGTAGTAGTCTGTTATGTGTCTCTGTCTTTGGGTTTTGCTTAGCTTTGGGCTTCTGGATTTTGATCTTGTTTTGCTATTGTTGGTGCTACTCATATGGTTATATACTGGTGTTGGATTTTTATTTTTCTAACAAAGAAATGTAATCACATCTAATCAATATAGAAAGGATTATTGATTAGATACTATAAACCATGTCTATTTTAGTTACTGGAGGATTGGGTTATATTGGTTCACATACTGTTGTAGAACTGGTTCAATCAAAGTATGACCAAATTATTATTGTAGATAATCTACAAAACACAACAAAAGATATTTTCGATAAAATTAAAACAATATGTGGCTCTTATGAGAAAAACATGGTATTTATTGAACTTGATATTGTAGATAAAAGGAGTCTGCAAACTGAAGTGTTTGATAAATATAATATTGATGCCATTATTCATTTTGCTTCCTTGAAATCAGTGTCGGAATCCATAGAATATCCATTGGAGTATTACCATAAAAATATAACCGGAGCACTTAACCTACTGTTCATGTGTAAGCAATATCATGTGAATCATTTTATATTTTCGTCATCTGCTACTGTATATGGAAATGCAAAATCCCCTTTCTGTGAAAGTGACCAAATTGGAATCGGTATTACCAATCCATATGGACAAACGAAATACATGATAGAACAAATATTAGCAGATGCCTCGAAAACAGGATTGACTACCATCTGTTTGCGCTATTTTAACCCAGTAGGTGCGCATAGTTCTGGACTCTTGGGAGAAAACCTACAAGGAACTCCCTCGAATTTAATGCCTTACTTGGTGAAAGTAGCAATGCAAAATAACACGGAGCACTACTTTGGACCAGAATATGATGCACTGACTATTTTTGGTCAAGATTATTCTACTGTAGATGGAACTTGTGAACGAGATTTTATTCATGTGGTGGATTTGGCCAAAGGACATGTTGCCGTATTGGACAAATTGTCTCAACTTGAAGGGAAGCATTATGCTTTTAATTTAGGAACGGCTATGCCTACAACAGTGCTTCATGTTGTGAAAACTTTTGAAGAAGTCAATCATGTGAAAATACCAGTGGTGTTTAGTGACCGAAGACAAGGTGATGTTCAGACATCATATTGTAATCATGAATATACTTTTGAAAAAATTAACTGGAAAACCGAAAAGTCATTGCGAGATATTTGCATCGATGCATGGCGTAAACATTTATGAGTTTTTATTTACGATGGGTGGTTTTTCTTTTTTTGTATGTTTTTTTACCATGTCTTCTCTTTTTGTTCGAACGGAGCTTCTTATTTCTGGTTCTGAGTTTGGTTTTACGTTTGGTTTTTCCTCCATTTGGTCCTCCGTTTGGCTTATAATATTTCATATTATTCAATTTCCCATTTAATATTTTAAGCTCTTCTTCAAGCTCTTCTTCTGTTGGTTCTTTTGTTTCTTCTGTTGGTTTTTTGATTACATTTTGATTAGTTGGTGTCTTAGTTGATTCAGCTTGTCTTTGTTCAGCTTGTCTTTGATCAGCTTCTCTTTGTTCAGCTTCAGCTATTTTTTTTTTTAATTTTTTACATTTTTCTGATTCTGATCCTTCTTTTATTATACAATGTTGGAGTAATATTTTATCGGCTACCAGTGAAAAATGTTCAGGATCTTGATCTTCTTTTAAATTCATGATTGTTTTATATTTTTTATTAATTTTATCTAATTCACGGAACAGAGTATTTAAAACTTTTATTTCATTAATATTACTTATTTTTTTTTCTATTTCCTTTATAGAGTATAAATAAGTTTCTGTTGGGTCATAAACATAAACAGCATCATTATATTGTTCTAATATTTGTTCGTAATCACGTTTCCATGTTCCAAGGTCTTTTGATCTATTTTTCACGCTTTTGTCACAATATGTCACCATCAGTACCTTACAAGCATATGTAACATTAGTATAATAATTATATTTATCAGAAAAAAACTCAAACATATCTTGTAACTCAATCGCTAATGAGTAACTATCGAATGTTTTGACTGAATCATCAAGAAATGTTTCATAGTCATTTTGTGTATATCCTTGATAAACTTGACATTCTAAGCATTCACAATTTTTATGTTTCGTTTCCTTTTCCTTTTCCTTGAAATAATCTTCAAATGTTCTTCTACTAAATTGACTTTCTGGAGGTTGATAATCAGATTTTTCAAATATTGGTTCATTTCTCATTTTATTTTTATAGTCATCTATTTTATGTGCTAATCCAAAATCTATAATTTTTATGTCACCACTTTTTTCATTATATAAGATATTAGCTAATTTAATATCGCAATGCATCACATTATATTTTTGAAATAGTTCCAGACAGTGGATTATCTTACTGATAGCTTGTAAGAATTTTTTTTGACTTGTTTTTGGTTTATTAGGAATAGATTCTACGTATTGCTGCATAGTCGGTCCACCATAATTCATCTGCAACAACCGAGCTTTAAGTGCGGTAATATTGAAATTACAATCTGTAAATATGCTTTTAAAAGGATTATTATTCTTTTTTCTCACATATGAATTATCACTGATCTCAGGAATACATACTGTAGAACTAAGTATATATTTTTTCAATTCAGGGTCTTTTTCACGAAGATCAGACATAAAAGAATGTTCTCTCTTAGCTTCTTCTTCGTTTGTTATTTTAGAAATAGTATTAGTATTATTAGAAGGTTGTTTTTGATTAATGCATTTCAATGCAGGCTTGATTACACATCCATATTTTCCTTTCCCTATTATTTTATATTTAGATGGTTCTGTAGACGACAACATCCTCTTTATTATATATTAAGAAATAATCATCACCCCACCCGCACCATCATCCAACTATCACCCAACTCGGGTATTTCCCCAGAATACAAAACCATATTCGATATATTTCCTACAACATGAACCATTGCATGGAATACAATAGAAAGAGTTTCGGCATTGTATTTTTCACTGATCAATGATAATGGATAACAGACACAAGAAATCCCTAAAATACACCAATAGAAATGTCGATCAGTTACATCCACTGACCGTAAGATTTGATAAAAAAGCACACTATGCACTACACCTATATCCATATTACGACGCCATGACTTGACTGGATGTCTCCAATAATTCAATGAAGTGAGTCCTACTATTGCTGGTCCAATGTATAAATCCAGATGATTGCGATAATACGCATACGCTGATGAAATAAAGCTAATCCACGATAAATACCAAAATACATTAGCATGGTGTTTTGATACTATTAGTGGTTGTTCGTTCATTACTACGGCCCCCTCATAACGGTTCATCGCAGTATATGTCCCACTTAGATTATCCCAATACATAAAAATATGTCCGTAATTTCTTTTCATTTTGGTATGGTGAATATGATGGTCTTGTGCAGTGCCAATGCCTAAGTAGTATAATAAACATTCCCATGGATGTTCTACTTCACTATGAATGAGTGTTAATGCATTGGCGTAAATTGTTCCAAATACCATATAAGACCAAACATTTGTATGCACTATACGTGATGTAATCCATAATGGCACAAGAATCATAACAAATGTATCACCAATGGAACCATCAAAAGCATCCAATAAGGTTGGATGAATGTGACGATGATGAGATTGATGAAGTTGTCTATACAGTGGTGAATAAATATGCTCTATTCTATGCATAATAAACTGTAGAAAATCCTGTATTAGTAATTGCAATGCTACATGACTCCAATGTATACCACCTACAGGCGAATAATAAGAAATCGGCATGAAACCAGAGAACCAATAGATGGATAAATAAGAACCCAAAAGTAATGTTCCTTCGGGTTGTAATATATGCTGAATAATGGCACTCTGATATTGTTCCGACCATTGCACCCGATTGTAGAGTGTATAATATACTACGGTAACAAATTGGCCTATTACTACCGATGTAAGTCCTAAACTCAATCCAGTAAAATGGTTTTCTAATGTTTCATATTGAGAGAAAAAGAGTGGAAAGGCTAACGAACACCCCCAATATAAAGGCGTCCATGTAAAGAATTCACTAAATTGAAACATATGATTTTATATACTGTAGAATAAATATTCCTAAGTATATTTCCGATGGAAATTAACGGGCCGTCCCAGTTTTCGCTTGTGGAACAGGGGGATTATCCCCCTTGTTTAAAATAAGCAACTCGACATCGTCATTAATTGTCTTGATTGTATTTTTTTCTTGTTCCTCAAATTTATCCTTGAATTTTTCTATATTTGTCTGCTTTTGAGGTTTGAACTTATCTCGGTTTTCCCGATAAGTATCGTCTAACAAACTATACCCATTTGTTATCATCTTCGAAATCGCATCTTTGCGTTTCACGAGCTGCCACTTCTTATCTTTCCCCATGACAGATGCATAGGGTAATTTCTTATTGGTGATTTTGATATTGTGATTCTCAGGATGATTCGGATCGAAATGAATCTTCTCCAATAACGCAGGCAATGACTTGTAGACTTGCTCGAGACATCTAATAATCTTCTTTTCAGTTAAATAATCCAGATTTTCATTTCCAAAAGCATTGATGTTAATATTGATTGTATTGTTATTGGTAGTATTGTTGTTAGTAGTATTATTATTGGTAATATTATTGGTGACTGATTTATCGAGTCTTTCTTGTAGGTCTGCATTCTTCTCCAATAATTCAATGACTTGTGCTCTTAATTGTTTCAACTCAGCCTTATCTACAGCAGATTGCTCTGTTTCTTTCGATTTTTCTTCCTTATATACATCACATTTCTTGTAGTGAACATATCGATTTTGTCGGCTATTGTAAATTTTTCCACAAACACAAGTATAATCTTCATTGGTTTCTGACGCCAAGTTACGTTTATGCTTTTTCGTTTCCAAATGTTTATTTAGTGTATATTTGGAAGTAAATGTGAGATTACATGTTTCACATCTAAAACTCATATTAATTACCATTAGAGGTCGATTGCTTAGTATACTGTAGGTAGATATGTTTAAGTAGGTTTCCAACTAAATAAAATTCAAGTGACCACGGGGGATACATCCCCCGAAGCCCCCTCTTATTGTGTCATCCTTAATGACTTAATCTTCAGTATATATAATTCGTTCAGAGACCTTAACTCGTTTTACAATATCATTTCCCAGTTGCTTTCCATTGTCTTGGTCTGCAAATGGGGAATGGGGGGTGTTTGCTGGGGGATAAGGGTTAGTCCAGTATGTTACTCCAGAAAGGTAGTCTGATTTTTCTCCAATACGGCTCGCTGCGCTCGCCGAAAGGTCGATACATCGACCAATCATTATACAGGGGTATGTATACTTCTCTACTGCTCTCTCAAACATATTACATTTAAATAGCTTAAATATAATACTTGCAGTAGAGTAACAACAGTAGAGATTATATGCGAAGATTGCAATGGGATGAATATTTTTCTGCCATAGCACAAGTCACTGCTAAACGGTCAGCCTGCGAACGATTACAAGTAGGCTGTGTTTTAGTGAAGGATAACCGTATTATAAGCCAAGGTTACAACGGATTTCTTCCAGGTTGCCCGCATACTTCTATTATACGAAATGAACATGAAGAAGCCACTGTGCATGCTGAACAAAATGCGATTGCCGATTGTGCCAAGCGTGGTGTCAGTTGCAAAGGTTCGACTGCTTACATCACTCACTATCCTTGTATTATTTGTGCACGACTATTACTTGCAGCAGGTATAAGCGCAATCAAGTATTTACATGACTACAAAAATGATGAATTGGTGGAAACCTTTGCAAAACAAATACAGGTGCCTATTATCAATATCTTATAATATACTATACAAGCAATGAGTGAAACAAAAGAATCATGTGCAAAAAAGAAAATGCGGTATAATAAAAAAACGAAAAAATGTTTAGCAACATATGCCAGTTGTAAAGCAAAGAATAAAGTCTACAATAAAAGAACACGAAGATGTGCACCGAAAACACATCATTCCAGTTCAAGTAGAAGTCGTAGTCGTAGTAGCAGTAGAGGTGAGCATAATTGTTCTATTTGCACCGATAATATTGACGTAACAAATATGGGTTCGTTGTTTACAGGAATGAATTGTGCTCATGTATTTCATGTAAAATGCATTGATCAGTGGTGCAATAAAGATTCCATGCTTAGTTCCTACAATTGCACCTGTCCTATTTGCAGAAGACCTTTGTTTCACCGTGGCAATAGCGTGCCACGAGTCGCAAATCACAACCAAGTGAATCGTTCATCTGACTCATTTTCATTGGCACCCATATCTCCACTTCGGTCATACAGTAACCAACGTTTGACACCAACCCGTAGATTGAATCTCTCAGGATTATCACCTGCTTCAAGTAATGGAACGATGGATATAGCTGAGTTATCTACAGTATCTCCTATATCTCCTCTACAATTTTAGTGCTGTGAACAAAAAAAATGTGCCAATAGTATAAAATAACAATGGATTCGAATATTTACAAGGTATCGTTTATAGGTCTATTGACAGGTATAGTAGCCTCTTTTGTAGGTGGTGGAGCAGAGATTTTAATTGCGCCATTGCTGGTATATTTACAAGTATTTGAGGATTACAAAACAGCAGTAGGAACATCATTGGCATCTTTATTATTACCAATCGGAATAGTAGCCGTTTATTTTTATTCTACAGTATCATGTGGAAACGGAGGAAAAAAAACACAATCATGTGTTCATTGGCGCTATGCCTTGCTTATTTCTTTGTTTTTTGTAATAGGAACATTGGCGTCTTATTTTGCAGTTCAATTGAATAATGAGTTGTATAAGAAAATATTTGCTTTGCTAATGATAATTTTAGGTGTGTTTCTATTATGGGAATAAAAGTAAGTTCTATTTTTTCATTTTAGCAAATGTGATTTCGTCATATGTTACATTGTTTTGTTTTTCTAATTGTTTTTTCTGATTATAATACTGTAGCCAATATAACTCCTGTTGTTTTTGACGTTTTACAAAATCTAAGTCATTGGTTTCTTTTGCGTTTTGCGTGATTTCGTCATATGTTACATTGTTTTGTTTTTCTAATTGTTTTTTCTGATTATAACACTGTAGCCAATATAACTCCTGTTGTTTTTGGCGATTTACAAAATCTAAGTCATTGGTTTCCTGCATTTTTTATTTTACTACACGTTTTCGTCAGGAGAAGGGTCTTCGTCTTCGTCTGGAACAACAGTAGAAGATGGTTGGTTTAATTCCAAGCAGCCACAAATCACAGAGCAAATATATACTCTCGATAAAAGAAATATCACAAGTGTTGCAATGGCAGTAACAAGGGCTATTATTCGCACGATATTCAAAGCGTTCATATTACAACATGAGTTGTATTTTACTTACTGAACAAAAGTTTAGGAATCTATTTTTTCAATTTTACGGGGGTAACCCAAGTCCCCTGTTCCACGATGGGATCCAATAATAACAACTACTTGGGGTTCTAGGAAATGGGAGAAGATAATAACAACTGCTTGGGGGTAGGGAGGTATGGGGGGATATATCCCCCCATCAATATAAATAGAAAAAGTATTTAAATCTAGGATGTTATAATATATTATCAACTATGACTACAACCGAAACAAGAATACAGAAACAAAATTTACATGCAACATGGAAATTCATATACAATGATACATCATACTTAACTGAACTAACCACAATATACAAACAAGGCTTTTATTTGAATATGCAAACAAATGAAATGTATTCATTTCAACAAGGTATTGAACATATTGTAGGAAAGGACGATGAAATGTCAGTTTATAACATGTGGTGGTTCACTACATTATAATTATAAGGAGGAGAATGACGTCTGTATTACTTAAAATTAAATAAAAATATTCATATTATAATTTATTTTTCTGTTTTCCTGGTTATTCTTTTTCATCGGTATCTTTTAACTTTTCTAACGTGCGACTTGCAACATTAACTACTCTTGGTTCCTGCACAAACTGTGGTATATATGGTGGTATATATGGTGGTATATATGGTGGTATATATGGTGGTATATATGGTGGTATATATGTTGGTGATTGTGACCAAGGTGATTGTGGTGACATCTGAAGTCTTTTAATTTGTTCATTGCTAGGCTTCAGGATCAAAGTAAAATCTTTATAATAAAATTTTTTGTTTGACAGTATGTCAAAATAGGACATATTGTTAGTCTTGAAACGTAAGAATATCGTGTTTCCTGATGAATATAAATGAAAATGAAAATCCTCTAAACCACTAAATGTTTCTTCCATTGTAGAACTTAATATATCTTCACCGAAAGGAAGAGGAAATGGTGCGGTATACAAAAAAAACTCATATTGAATTTTCTTTTTGTTTTCGATTTTTAAGCCAGAATTCTTTTCGACCTCATTGATCTTAAAAATATTGTGATTGAATACTGTAATTATTGCATAACCGTTTTTACGATTGAACTCATAAATGATATTGCAACTATTTAACACATCTTTTATAGTAGATTCGTCATCATCACTATCGAGTTTTACGTAATACTGATTCATTTTGCAAAATTTACAATATTAATTAATATCAAAACATTTTTTTTTCACTACTACATTGCAACTACTAAATTGCAACTACTACATTGCAACTACTAAATTGCAACTACTACATTGCAACTAAACGAATTACCTCTCTCAAATACCTCATAGCAATACCGTCTTATGTCTACTGTATCTAAGTTACAGTCAGCGATTGGTCATATTAATTTGCTATATAATATGAGGTCCACAGTCAACGACCCAACAAAACATCTTTCCCCTTTTGCATCGTCGTTGGTGAATCAAGTAGGTGCACTCTATCTATCTCTCATTTTGCTCATCACATGGAGAATAATGAGAGTCATTAATGGCAATATCTATACCACCATCAGTATCCATCCCCTTTCAATATAGTAAGGGCCTCTCATTTCATTCCACAAAGACATGAAGAGAAGGAATCAAACAAATAGGATCCAACTTAATTTATTTAAGTTATTCACTATTGAGCCCTTTTCATTCCAAAAAATGGTCCCCAAAACATAGGAATTTCTAACAGAAATTAGACTCTCTCTATATTTACCCCCTCCCAAGTGGCCAGTAGACATTGGATACAATAAGAGACACAGAGAGAAGAATACACAATACAGTAGGACGTATCATGATGTCTTACGAGTTTTACGAGTATTGGATAAAGGTGATACTGGAGAGAAGGATTTTCTTTTTCTCGTAGCACTCCCCTTTCTTGTAATCTCTTTTAACTCATAGATAGCCCAAGGCGTTTGTGGCTGGCAGTGATAAGCACCAAGCTCATTTGATAATGAACTAACCCTATTCACTTGCTTTTTACTGTCTACTAGCTTAAAGATGAGTGCCTTCGAAAATGCCACTTTATTGGCACTGCTATGCTTCTTATAGAAGCTTTTATAACGTCGAATTGCATCAACTAATGTATGTTTCTCAACCAATCCAATACGATCCGTTATTTTTACTGTATTGAAATACTGTTTCTTTTTTACATCACTTTTGCGAATCTCCAAGGCTGTTTCTGGGACACTATCCAAGCATTCATAAAAGATGTTCCCCTTTTTTGTCAAGAGAGCTACCAATTGTGATACTTCGATCTCAAACACCGTTTTGCCTGCCTGGAACAGCATATTATACTGCTTACTAAATGGCGATGGTGTCCTGTAACTGTAGAAATCAAAGACTTTTGTCGGTATACTTCCATCGACTTGAGAGAAAATAGGAGTCGATGGTGATGCATAGACGATTTTCGGAGGTAATGTCCATATATGTAGCATATTATTGAACGACCCAGCGGCTGCATACTGCCCATTCAAACTAAATGCGACACTTTGAATCGGCCCCTTTGTTTTCATTTTGAGTTTTGAGTGCATGCGACGTTTATCGAGGTCGTATAAGCGAACAGAAGAATCCATGTTTCCCGAGAGAATGATATTGGCAGTAGGATGATAATCGATGGATGTAATGGCGCCTTTGTTGGATAGCGGCAAAAAAGTATGTAGGTTCGTTTTGGTCTCGTAATCCCATAGTTTGATGGTGGAATCTAAGCCCGTTGATCCTACAATGGAACTTTCTATACTAGGATGAAAAGTTAACGATAAAATGGATTCGCTATGCCCTCCGAGACTGCAATATGGCTTTCCGTTTTTTGCATCAACCAGTTGGATCGTTCCCAATTCACCATAGGCCAGATATTTCCCACTTGGACTAAAGGCTAGACTGTAAATTATTCCTTTACAGTCGTCTATAGAAAAGTTCAATTTGCCACTCTTTGGGTTCCAAACATGGATATCATAGTTTTCCCCGCCAGATGCAATACAAGGGGGATTATTATGAGGGTGATATGCAAGAGCCACGACTGCTAATTCGTGTTTAGTATAACGAGTGAGTCTTTTTCCAGTATTCGTATCCCAGACTGACACATTAGAATCCCAGGAAGCGGCTGCTATAGCGGAACCATCAGGTGAAAACTTTACACTGGAGATTTGGTCACTATGTTGTTTGGATAGAAGCCGCAATGGTTTAATTGTGGGTTCTATGGAAAGTAAATGAACATTCCCATCTGCACATCCTACAGCACATACATTGGAGGCTGGACTGAATTGAATAGTATTGACCGATGCCTTTAAATCATATTGCCCATCATAAAAAGGACTTTTCTTGTTGATGGATGGAGTCATATATATACACTAAAGTGACATAATTTTAGTGTGTATGGTATTGTAGATATTTACTTACGGCCCTTGCGACGAGATTTGCGGGATTTGCGTGATTTGCGAGATTTGCGAGATTTGCGAGATTTGCGAGATTTGCGGGCCTTCTTGGATTTGCGGCGAGATGACCTTCTTCTGCGACGCTTGCCACCTCCTTGGTCTGGTCCTGATGATCCATTTTCTGCTCCTCCTGCTACTGCTTTTGATTCTAATTCTTCTTCATAATTAGTGGTGGTTGGATCACTCATTGCTAATGAAATATATACTACCAGGAGAAAAAGATACAAGGATTGTCTAAAGATAATTTGGAACGAAGAAAATGCTAAATGAAATAATTTTCCCGTGGTTGTATATAATGACTTGTTTTGATTCGTATTTGCATACAACCGACCCACATACATCCTACAGTGGACTCTGGACTGCTCATACGTTTGTGAATATAGTGTTCCACGTGGTTGCTTATATGCTTGTATATGTGGTGCTGTGTCAATTATTGGGTATCAAAAAACAGTCCTTATTTGTAATAGCAAGTGCACTGTTGGTGATAATGATAGTAGGATATTTAGGTCGCTTGTATCGGTCCAAGGAAATCTATCAAACGTTTCTCGGCAAACAATATAGTGAATCCGACGCTCTTATGGAAACACGCAATTATATGCGAACGGCTTATTTCACTTATTACTTTTTGGCATAATTGATAATTACATAAATAGAAAATAATGGTTACTTATGTAATGTTTACTTGAGTTTGTGCTGTTTTGGTCTTTGCTTGTAAGAACGAACCTGATGGAACTTTGGGCGGCGTTTTCTTTTGCGGCGTGTGCTGAGACCGCCTTTGCTGGGGTTTTTCCTCCAACTAAATAAATTCTTAAACCTTTGAAACCTACTTTCTTTTATTTCTGTTTTCTTCTGTTCTTGCGCTTCTAAATCTTTATCATCAGTTCTTTTCAGTTTATTCAGTTCTTCTGGACTTATTTTTGGATTTTCTTTTACTTTCAACAAAAAATTTTCTTTAGATTTATCATAATCAGCCTTACTAATTTTCGTTTCGTCAACCTTTTCCATAGCTGTTTTTACATCTTCATTGTCAAATTGTTCATCTAAAATAACCTTAGATATATCTTTCGCAAGTAACATTTGCTCTGACTCAGAATTAGCTAAATTCTTTACCCTTTCACTTAAATCGCCAATAGCGGTTTTAATTTGATTTACTACATTTTGACCTTGTGCATGTAGTTCCGTCAGTGCTGTTCTAGTCGCTTTAGTGGCCTTATCACTCAACATGCCAGTAGTGTCTTTCATTTTGGTTGCAGCAGATTTAGTCAAATTACGCACCCCTTCCGGTATTTTAGGTATAGAAAAAAAACCACCATTTTGTATTTTTACACTAGTTTCGTCGTCAGTTAAATTAATGCAATAATCGCATAAATCTTTTGTTTTTTTGGTCAGCTCTGAAAATAAACCAAATTGAACAACCAATTTTGTAATTAAATCTTGAATCACATCAATTTTTGCTTGACCGCTTGTCATCCAGTTTTTTACATTTGCTTTCAAACATTTTTCTATATAAATGCTCAAACTTAACATGAGGTCACTGAAACTTTCGTTTTTTTTCTGCATTTGTTCCAGCAATCCTGTTATGCGATTTTTTTTCCACTCATAAATGCTTTTTTTTTCATCAGTGGAACTGTTTATTTTTTCCTCATAATATTTTACTGCCATCGTATTATATTTTTCATACACAACATTGTTACTTATACATACTTTTGACCATTCAAGTAAGTAAGTTTTACAATCTATAACTTTTGATTTCAGTTCATTTGTTTCCTCCATCATTTTTACACCCATAGCACAAGTATGCAATGCAAGTGCAAGTGGGATACCCACACCTGTCATTGCTAATAAAGGACTTGCTGCCTCGGCCAAACCCGCTGCCATACTCAACGCCGAAGATTTTACACCTGGGTCATGCTCATTTTTTAAACTACTCATATAAAATAAAAAACAATCTATATACTACCAGTAGAGAAAACTTACGTCGACTCAATCCATTTTGCCACATCGCCAAATCTTTTTTCATGATAAACAGAATCATTATGAAATGCATCTTTCCAATAAACAATAGTCCATTGTTCTACATCATATGATTCTTTATAATTCATCAATAACTCATATAATCCTTTGGTGTTCATGTAACAATCATGTTCAGCCATTCCAATCAATACAGGTATGTTCAAATGAATATCTTCTAAATACAAAATATTTTTATACCACCAAAATTGCCGATGCATATTATGGGCAACGGTTAATTCCGTCCACACAAAATATTGCACTACATACGAATACCATTCCTTCGGGCTACTGGCTAAAAAGTTATACGCAACCTCAGGGTAAATGACCAACATGATTGCCACTGGATCCAATAAAACCAGTTTGTTCACCATGTATTGGTAGCGTTGTAAAAACCACTTTACCATGAAACTCCCAAACGATTGCCCCACTAAAGTAATTCTCTCTATGTTGTGGTGTTGTAGAATATCATAAGTCGCTTGTGCAAATTCTTCTTCCGATGGTCCGCTAAATACAAAGCTATTCATTTTTATGTGTTCTAAATCAATGACAACCACATTTTTATCAGGAAATCGGGCAAATATATTGTAATAAATGGACATACTGGAAACAATGCCATGATACAACACGATTGTTTCCGCATTTTCACCATCATTTTGTATTGCTGGACGATACCAATAATAAAGATTGGTCTTATTGTAATACATTCTCTCAAAACCATAATAATGCGTCATGACTCCATAATCTGCCATGACACCTAAATTATTAAGCCAGTAAAGAATCAATGGGCGATGATATACTCGATAGGTAGGATGTTGAATAATAGATAACAAATGTTCAGCCTCAGGATTATACCCTTTTTCAATATTGCGTCCTAACAACGCTTCTAAGTGATTGATATGTTTTTCTGCAATTTCCAATTCCTCTTCAGTCAACTTTGTATAAGGCTTTCCAAATACAGTATGCCCAAAAAAGTCCTTGAAATTATCACGTTTGATTTCTTCTAAAGGCATTTTTTGAAAATATTGTTCAACACACTCTTGTATAGAATAATGATTCAACTGACTAATGCGCTGCCAGTTGGTCATAAATCGATCATACAGAGTATTATCTACAGAAGGTGGCTCTACACGCATTGAATTCAGTTTTGGAATCAAATAGAGTTTGGTATAACAAAAGAACCATAGTTCAAGTATAAGAAGCACCCATAAAGGGCACAAATAGAAGAACAACCGTTGATTGTAGGAAATTTTGACAATAAATGGTATGCATATTAAAATGACCAGTAGTAGAATATATATTATTCCTGAGACACCAGTCTCTGTTTCCAGCATGAAGAAGCTATATATGAATATATGATAATATATTGATATTCTTAAAAAATATATTGATATTCTTACCGTTCCGATTTACTTTCTACTGGTTCTTCTTCTTCCGGACCTTCTTCTTCCAGACCTTCCTCTTCTTGACTTTCTTTTTCCGGGTTTTCTCTTTCCGGACTTTCTCTTTCCGGATTTTCCCTTCTCGAAAAATTTCCTCTGTGTGACGGCCTTTCCAACTTCAACAGTCTTATCTACAGTATTTTTTAACTTTTTGTATATAGGCTTGGCAGCACCCATGGCGTCCTTTAAGCTATAGGCTGGGTTCATTTTTTTGCCTAAACGGAATTGCTCCTTGACAACATCGATCCACTTTTTTCCCATAATTTCTGGATTATATATAGTAAATATATTATAATTGGACCCAAAATAGTGAAAAGGTATTTAATTAAAGGGTATAGGAAAATTGATGAAAGCGGTTCCAGAAAAATAGAGTAGTAAAAAAGGCTAAAATAAGCATGGCACCCCAAACACCCACCGAACGAATGAATGCAGTAGAAGATATTGTCAATGAAACACAGGACAATGATGACTTAAATGAGCTGAAACAAATATTAGTAGACTTACGAGATACGGTTCCAGAACCTACTTCTACTGAAGTAGTAGATTATGAGACAGAAGATGATGCTCAAACCACCTCTTCTGTGGATTCAATCGTTCTACAGTTTAAGCGCGTGACGATTTCGATTCCAGTAAGCAGTGTATCTGCTATTCTCAATATCAACCCATTTATGAAGCGTGACCAATTCATGAAAAAGCTGTTATCGAAATACTGTGAGGATTATGACTACCAAGATGAAGAAAGCGAGGTCATCCATAATTTATCCATACATGGAAAAAAGTTTCTGGAAAAAATACGAGACTCCATACGGACCTGCAAAAATACACATGAATTAGTAGCATTGACCAATAAAATCATATATTACATACTCGAAAATGACTCCTATAAAGACGCCTCCAATGAAAAGAAGGCACAAGTCAAACGTGCGATGATGGCCCACTGTAGAAAACTATATGGGACATATCGGGAAGAGGAAACCGCCAAGTTTGTAAGTCAGTTCGGGGTTTTCTGTAAAGATAATGCGAATTATACAATGATATTGGACAAAAGAGGACCTTATGAGTTTATACTTACTGGTAAAATAGACGGTATACTGAAACGTGAAGATGGAACGGCGTCCTTGATCGAAATCAAAAATCGGGTGCATTCGATTCATAAGAAGTTACAAAAGTATGAGGAAATTCAGGTGCAGTTATATTTGCAAATGTTAAAAATGGAAAAGGCAGTATTGGTGGAGCATTACAACCAAGTCATACAAACTCATCATATTGAATATGACCCCGAGTATTACTCCAAAACAATACGCCCGACAATCCGCCATTTTATTAATAAGTTGTATGATAAACTCCTCTACTATCATAATAAATAGAAAAGTGTGTCTAAATTAAAGGGTATAGAAAAATTGATGAAAGCGATTTAGAAATAAAATAGCTGTAAAACTATTGTATTCTATAAAATAAATACCGAATCAAACATGCCACGAACAAAACGAGTAGCAGAAAGTAGTGTTCTACTAAGAAGCAGTGACCGACGTCCTGTGGTCGCTGCCAAGAGTCCATTTCGATTTATTATGAAAAAACATTCACAAAGCCGATTAAGGGATGCGAACGGAAATCTTATCCGGAAACCATACAAATATAAGCCAGGAACGGTGGCCTTACGGGAAATCCGTAAACAGCAAAAGAGGACGGACACGGTGCTACCCAAAGCATCTTTCCAAAGACTTGTAAGAGAACTGTCGATCAACTTTAAGTCGGATTTACGGTTTGAACGAGAAGCACTATTGGCCTTACAAGAAGCAGCAGAATCACATTTAGTGAATGTATTTCAGCACTCTCATAACTTAGCCATCTACACCGGAAGGAAGACCTTACGTAAGACGGATGTAGAAATGTCGACGCATATACGGGAAGACAGCACGAACATAGTGATTCCCAAGCACATTTCACCCCATAAATGTAATGCACAATTAATTGCTACAGCACCAACGGCACCAACTACTGCATCAGTGGATGAGAGTGCGACTATTGCAATGAATGAAACCCAAGTAGAAATGGAGACAGTAGAACAACATCGACAAACCGACACTCTGATTGATACCTTGGTAGATGATTTTGATGATTGATAATTTAGAATAGTAAAATGTATATACAACTTTAATTTATTAAATAAGTATACTTCTTTCTTTTTTTCTCTCCATAAAACAAATGAAACCAATCTGTGTATCCGATAATCGCGAACACTATAAAACAATAGAACAGGCCTACGAGGAATACAATAAAAAGGACGATCGTGCTGGGTTTTTCTTGTATGTGAAACAAAAGAACCCATTAATTAATCGTCAAAAGTTGAATGAATTTTGGCGTCACTTGAAACCGAAACAAACATTTACAAAGCCAATGACAGTAGAAAAGAATTAAATTACTTTCTTCTTGACCTCTTTTTCCAAGGGCGAGTTCCATACATTTCGATAAAATACATGAAAACCAGTCATAAAGAGTAGTAAAGATAAAATCACATATGAACTTTTTTCTGTCAAATAATTGTAATAATGCACAAGTGAACCGATTGTAATACCGACTAAAGAACCGAGCAAAACCATCATAGTGGGCTCGAATTCAAAATGTCCTTTTTCTTTATACAACCAGAACCCAGGTAAGGTTTGCGGAACTGCTTGTAAAAAGAGACCAGTTGTAATGGCTTGTTTAATATTCAAACCCGACATTGTTAAAGCAGGTATGGCAATCACGCCCGAACCAATGCCAATGAGTCCAATGAAAAACCCAGAAATGATTCCTGTTAAAATAAAAAGTAAATTCTTTTGGTTGATCATTAGTATTTTAATATTTTCTACTATAACTATACGGTATTTATTTTTTTTCCGCAACAATAGCGTCAATGACTTGATTACTGGTTTCTAAAGCCCCTTCAACCCAACCTTGTGTGGTGGAATAATTTTCACCGCAAATATAAAAAGGACGCTTAAGATTAGGTTGTAAAATACGGTGAGACATTAGCCGACTATTTATCTTGGGTTTCCAGAAAGCAGTGCCAGTTTGCCAATAATAGGCTTTAACATCATAAGGTCTGGGTATTTTCCGATTGAAGACTTCTTGTAACTTGCTTTGTAAAGTAGATAATACTTTACTTTGAGGTAATTTCGACCAAAACTGAGCATATTGGCTATCGGTATAGGAAATCATAAGAATCCCGTTTTTCCGATCGATTGGAATAATATAACGAATTTCATTATTTACAGTAGTTTTGGGTAGTTCACGAAACCAAATATCACTTTTCCGGAAGAATGCATATATTCTACAAAGGACTTTGACTTTGATTGTATTCAATCGAGAGAAAATAGGTTTACAATATTGTAATTTCATCAAAGCATACTTGGGAATAGCAGCAATACAAAAACGAGAATAAATGGGTTTCGTGCGATTTTCTATGACAATACGAAAGCACTTCAAATTAGAAATATAATCGATAGATTCTACAGTAGAATTACAATGAACTGTGCAAAGATCAGAATCGAGTTTTGAATGCAATTTATGTATAATTTGAGACATACCCCCTTTTACAATAGAAAAATCATTTTTGGAATGCATGCCCTTGTCAAATAGTTTGACTGCATCATAAGCGTTCATTTCTACAAGTTGTTGATAATATCCAAAAGACGAAAGAAGAAAATCGATTTCATCGGAGGTCAGATGGAGTTTTGCATATTGTAGGAAAGTGATTTTTTGAAGTTTAGTAATGGGTTCTTTCTTCGACTGGTTCAAAACTTTAGTCAAAGTAGTAAAAGGGTTTTGTGAATGAAAAGGGGAATAAGGGTCGTAAAAAGAAATGTCCCCTTGTATAGGTAGAGTTTGAAGATTCATTTCTCTCAAAAGACTTTGGAAAAGAACATGATGTTGATTCAATCTACCAGCACCAGCTTCAATCGTGTGTCCATGCAATTGAACAGATTGAATACGCCCACCAATACAATGAGATTGTTCTAAAACAACAATATTTTGAAAATGGCTCTGCAAACGATAAGCGCAATGTAAACCCGCAATCCCTGCTCCAATAATTGTAATATCATACATATAAAACTATTATATTACAGTAGAAGAAAAAAGTTTGGCATTTTAGTAAGTGACTTCATAGTCCATTCGAAAATCAGCAAATTTACTCCAATCGTAGTCAATATTGAGTTGAAAGCACTTGAAACGTTGTAGGAAATGAGTATTGAAAATTTCGATTTCTTTATTCCAGTAGGTATATTTATCATACACGACGCCACCATCGATTCTGCGTAAAATCATATCTCTCCAACTGGGTTCTCTCCGTAAATAATAAAAACGTTTGGTATCTTCAAAAACGGAAATATCAATAGTAGAATCCGTGGGTTGTAATCGAATCTCATATTGCGTGCCTTTTTGATGAATATCACTGTGTTCATTGTGGAAACTATTTCTACCGTCAAAAGGTGAAGGAGCAGTAGATGTGATAGCCAGGTTTATGTCAGTGCCAAATGATTGTCTTTCTTCAGAAGAATCGTAGTGAGTATACGAAATATTTTTTGCACGTAAAGCGACGAAAATCTGGACGAGTTCTCTCATTTTACTTCGAATGTAACGATGAGTAAACTGGTTAGAAGGAATATAGATTCTTTCTTTAGGTAACATAATATAGACTTGTCTGGGCATAACAGGTTCTTCAATATTGTAGGGTAGTTCGTCGATTTCTTCGTATTTTTCAATAATAAGTTTGCCAGGAAAATGGTGTCTTCTATAGTAAAGTAAATCTTTGTATGAAAAGAACCACTTGTTATAGTCAGATTCGGGTAATAAAATGAGAAAACGTAATTTAGTGCTACGATATTTTTTACAAATGGTATCCAATTGAATTTGATTAGGAGTTCGTTCAATAACCCGAGAACAAACAGAAGTTTCGTGGGTGGGAGGTTTCAAACAATTCCAAAAAGGTTGGGTCATATAACAATAGATAAGTAAAAAAAGATTGGAAATAACCAATATGTGAAAGAGGATAATGGCTCGCTTCGCTCGCCGAAAGGTCGGGCCGAAGGCCCGACCAATCATATATCCAATCGCCGCATACAAGTCGTTCTTTTTAATGGAGGTTTAGTGAAAGTTTTTATATAAGTAACTGTATTGTCATTACCAGTTTTCTTCCAATGTGTTTGTATATACTGTATAACACACTCTGGCATGTCATACTCCCTAAAAGTATCGTTTTCTACAATACTTAAAGTAGGTGCATGTTTACTTAGCCATAAAAGAGCTTCCATGTCAGACATAGTATTTTTTTCACTATTATCTAAATTAACTAAACATTTAAATATTTTTTCAGTAATTCGTTTTTCAATAAAATAATTATCAAAAGTATATAAAAAAATCTCATTACTATATTATAACTATAACAATAACAATATGAATTGGTTATCAGCATTATTGACAGTAGGAGTATTATTAATATCATCAAATGCATATTCAAATGATTTCAATACCACAACATCCGACTACAGTTATGTAGATGTCTTGGATTTGTCTGCCTATGATGGTTATTGGTATGAAGTATACAAAGATCGGTTTGATGAGACATTTCAAAAAAAAGGAAGCTGTGTTACAGCAAACTATACCATCTGGGATAATGGTGATGTAGGTATAATGAACTGCGAGTTATTGCCCAATGGAGAATTGAGCTTGATTGGAGGGTATGCCTATTACGAAGACGACAACAGCGGTGGTGAATTGACCGTAAAATTAGACGGTGTTCCTACAGCTGCACCCTACTGGATAATCGAGCTTGGTCCTATGGTAGAAGACCAATATGATTATGCCATTGTATCTGATAATGTGCAATTGGACTTATTTGTTTTAGCTCGGGATGTAGACCGATTTTTTTCATTATATGATGATTCAGTGTTACAGAGTTTATATACAATGGGTTTTAATACTACGATCAATGGTCCTCAAAAGACGGATCAAAACAAAGACTGTATATATATCTAATCTCGAATCTGCCCAAATGTCATGCAGTTTTTACAAATGGGTGTGCATTCTAAAGTGCCACATACAATAGAACAACAAGCTAAAATACAAGGGACCTCGTCATCAGGAGGTGTCGAACATGCACAAATCATACACATAAAATGACACTGTTGTTTACAACATACGGTGGGCATTTTCAAAGTAATGGCATCACATCCACATCCAATACGAATATAATGTCCGTCTAATTTGTCACAACAAGTCAAATATTCTCGCTTCAAAAAACAATATTCATGCATAATACAACAACATTCATTTTTCATGGAACAACCATGGAAATTATCAGTAAGGAACCCCATATTTACACAACCACAACCAAAACAAATATAAATTTCGTCTTCATCAATAACATCTAAACGATACGATTTTTCGTCTCCTCCCATCGTTATGATATGACTCGATAAAAAAAATACAGTAAAATACAAAATTATTCTACTGTAATCGTGCTTTAATTAAAATAGTTAACATGTAAATAAAAGTGTTTTTATTCATCATCATCGTCGTCGGAGTCAGAATAATCAGCCCAACTCTTGGATGCATAATAACCTGGAGGTGGTCCAGGAGGTGTTTCGGGTTTATATTGGACTTTTGTTGGTTCTGGAGTAGCCGCAATCGGTTTTTTCAATGCCATTATATAAGGTTTAGCAGTAGAATCAGTTGAATTCGTATGTGTAGTGGTAAGTTCATTGTCTATTTCATCTTCATCATCATCACCAGAATCGACTTCCAAGACTTGAAACACATTCTTATGTTTTTTCTTACCCAGTGATGGTGCAGTAGAAGTAGTAGCAGTAGAGAATGGTTTATTAGAAATACGATTCTGCTTTTTCATCAAAATAGGACATTTACTATTAGTGTGTCCTTTTTTCTTACAGTATCTACATTCGATTTGTAACAATGTAGGGCAAACAACAACACCATTGGGACCAGGCACATCACGAACATAATGACTGGTGTATACTGACTCTGGTTGCTTGGTATCAAAACAGATTTTGCAAAATGGTTTTTTCTCGGTTTTCATCGCTAATTTAGTATCCATATTAGTAGTCATTATTCTTATTACTTTTTTTTATAAATCGAAAATCGATGTATGAAAAGAATTCAATTTTTTGGCTAAATAGTTATGACATCCAATGTAGGGGCTTTTCTACGGGTAGATTTATGCCGACGAATGGGTGACCAACGCACACGTTTAGTGCTGTGGTGACCTGGTGTAGTTTTCAAGGCAGATTTGAGAGATTTTACAGCCGGTTTGTCTTCTTCATAATAGAAAAAACATAATGTGCTATAGGGCTGAAATACGAAAATGAGGGGTATTATGTCGATATCTTTTAATACAGATTGTTGTGTCCAGTATTGTTTATAAGAAGATTCGTGAAAGGAACCAATCACTTCGGGTTCGATCGGTATATGAAATAGAAAAGTATCTTTCAAAACATATTGTGTGAGAGAAGTGGATATCTTATGATGTTGGATCATTTGCAGTAATTTCTCTTTAGTTATGACAGTAGAGGATTTATCATTAAATTTGATGGTTTCCTTTATGACTTTATTTACAGCAAGGTCTTTTTGAATATAATAGTATCGAATTTGTAATTCTTCTACGGGTTCACGTAAACAGTTCTCTTCAATGGAGACCATTCTTTGACTTTCTTCTATCCAATCCATTTGAACAAATGAGAGAAAAAAAGATAAATAGAATAACGAATATAAAGAATTCGCATTACAATTATTTGTCTCAAAACAGCGTATAATTCAATAGTGTAAATTAAAATTTTGCCGAGTCGTCAACATGGGTAGACTATCTTATTTTTGTTTTGACAAAATGCAAGGATTATTGAAATGCAAGGCATACTAAAGATGCAACCATACAGTATGAGCATTTTCCAAAAAAAATAGAACCCACTTAATAATCGATTAGAGCGATAAAATCCATGTTGACAAATACTTGAGACAGTATTGGGGCACCGCCTCATACCTATTTTTTAATTTTTTAAATAATAAAAAAAGAGGCCTCTATTTTTATTATTTTTGTGAGCGTCGCTTTCTCTCTAAATTGTAATCTCGTTTAGTGAGTTTGTATCCCCAATGTTGTAATACTTGTCGGATCTTCGGACTAATGGATGTGTCGTCATATGAGCCATTGTTTTTTACGATTTGAGTCACTAAAAACCGCATAAACCGACCTCGTGGTCCAGCTAAACCTTGCCATCGCTTGATTTGTCTTTCGTCATCTGGACAACGTCTACCTTTGTAGAAATCACAATACCAATGAACCCATCCATATGGATTATAATGGGTAATCCATTTTTTACCTTCCCAGAAATCCAAGGTTGTTCCTACTTTACATTTGTAGCGATTGATATTTTTATTGTAGGATGATGAGCTTAAATGTTCTTCGGGTATATTTGTCCACCAAGGTTTATATTTACGATGCACATTCTTGTAGTGCTTATTAGTAACATGTGAATAAATTGGTCTCCAGTATGTTCCTCCGAAACTGCCTAAACGAAAAATATCCCGTGGAGTTAAATTGGGAGAAAAGTCTGGGTAATCTGAAAAATAAATACGTCCATTGCGTTTTCGTATAGTTTTATTTTTACTTGTTTTACCACGATTTTTTGCAGTAGACATATTTGATTTTCTCTCAATTGTATCTTTACAATAACTATTTATTTTTATTGAAAACAAGAATGAATGTCTTTTTTGTCATGGACACCAATAGAACTGCTCAGACTCTATGTTTTTACTGCAACTCATGCAAAATGAAAAAATGGAATCGTCATTCGTCTACTGTAAAAAGACAATGAGTAAGAAGATGATTTATAATATATTATTTAATGTAAAACCTCCTCCCTTTGTTTTACCACCTGATGGTCATCCACCATGCATAGTACGTTTACCACGGGTATTTTTTCTGCGTCGTTTGTCTCGACGTTTTCGTGTTTGCTTTTTCAGTTGTCTTTTATTCTGGGTTTTCGACTTCTTTGCCATTATAGTATACAAATATGGCAGAAAAAAAGGGAACCAAATGGCTCCTTTCTAAAATTTTACTTAAATATTAACAAATTATTTTTCCAACTCTTCAAACTGAAGTTCATTGTTCGAATCTTCAGACTTCTTTTTACGAATGTATTTTATTTTCCCATTCAATGTCATTGATTGATATTCAAACCCATCATTTGGTATACTGTCAAATAGCCCATTACTGTCTGGCTGAATCTCATTGGATTCACTTACTATTTGTTCAGTAGTAGTAGCTGGTGCGTCTGCTTTTTTCTTGCGTGGAGCTTTAGGTTTCTTTTCCTTTTTCTCTTTTGTCTCTGGTTCTGCTACTGTAGTAGTGGTTGCTTCTGCTTCTGATTCCGCAGTTACTTCAGTTGTAGCAGGAGCAGGTGCGTCTGCTTTTTTCTTGCGTGGAGCCCGAGGTTTCTTTTCCTTTTTCTCTTTTGCCTCTGGTTCTGCTACTGGTGTTCCAGAAGCACCTTCTACAGTAGAATCAATATCAGTCTTTTTCTTGCGTGGAGCCCGAGGTTTCTTTTCCTTCACTGGTTTATTGGCCTCTTTGACTTGCTTTTTGTGCTCTTTTAGCAAAGGCTTGTAAAGCTCAACATGAACCTTTTTCAAGTCACAATGCTCATCGAAATACTTCACTTGTTCTTCTACTGTAGAATCAAATAAAGGAATCTTCTTGTAAAGTTCTGCTTGTTGATCCTCTGGAATGTATTCATTAATAAAGGACATTGTAGCATACAGGAGTCCTTTATAAAATTTTGGTAGTGTTTTGGTGGAAGAAGCTTTTGTTGTTTCTTCTGGAGCAACAACAGAAAGAGTCTTAGCTGGTGATGTTGTAGTAGATGATGATGCCATTATTATTTTATTGGAAATGCTTTTTGAAAAGAGTTTCTGAAAAGAGTTGTTTGATTGAATAGACGCTTGCTTGTTTTGGGTTTTTAATTGCTTGAAGAAAAGCTCCAAATAAAGAATTTCAATTTTTCGATAGCTGGGAGGAAAAAATTACGTTTTATGAGGCATTTATATGAGAGAAATCCCTGATTCACATATATTTACTGCTTTCTTGGAATCACAAAACAACCTACAATATGGGATTTATATGAGAGAAATATCCAATCCCCCATATATTTACTGCTTTGTGGGAATGAAAAAATGAAAAAATGAAAAATAGTAAATGGACCTTGTTATACGAAAATCAATCACTTCCATATAATTCAGGAACCCCATTTAGTAATTTTCCAACAATTTCATCTGAGGACGAAGGATCACCATCTTCATCTATAATCGAACTATGTAAAAAGCCATTCAATAAATCAGGAGTCCAGTAGCGGGTTTTGTTGTAGGTAAACAAATACTTATCAATAATATCATCATCTTGTTTCTCTTGTTTTGCAACTACTTTAGATGGTTTCTTCGTAACCTGAGACTTTCTTGGCACTATTTTTTTATTTGTCGGATTCATCTTGATTATAAAGGGTATTTTATTTTTACTGTTCTCTATCTTGTGATTTCAAATTTCAATTTTCCCGTATAACAGACATAAAAAGAGTCTAAGCAGAAACTATATGCACGTAATCATTAGCACATCACCGTATGATTTGTGGGAGAACGACATACATATAGACGTATTTCAATATATTTATACACATTCATCTACAGTAGAAACCCCGAAAGAAATATATAAGTTGCCCCGTGATCACAAAGTGGTAATTGATGCTTTTCAATATGTATATGGAATGCATTTAGATAACTGTAAGTTTGCTAAAATTATTTTCTTACCTGAATGTTTCCGTGGTTACTATACAATTGAGCGCATTCAATGTTATAAATATGTCTATTATTCTGAAAGTATCCATCTAAACGAATCACAATTGATCCAGGACTACTGTAGAACAATAGAAACATTACGTGTCTCAAAAGATGAAGAAAAGGCCATGTTACATGAACTCAAACAGGTTATAAAAAAGTATAAATCTATATTATAATGCCAGCAACAACAACCAAACTACGTAGAAGCGAGAGACTTCGACAAAAGGCCACCCAAAAACAACGAAAATCGCCGCCACCACAAAAATTGCGTAGAAGCGAGAGACTTCGGCAAAAAAAACGTGCTGCACGCAAACCAACAGAATTTCCATTCAAAACAACTTATAACAGTAGAAAAAAATGTTACAGCGTTCGCTCAAAAAAAAAGAATAAAAAAGGAAAGCCCAATCGGATTTATGCACATTGCACAACGAAAACAAAAGCCCAGCGTCAAATGCGATTATTAGCGGCTGTAGTATACAATCCAAAGTTTCGAGTCACTCGTAAAAAAGGTATAAAGGTAAAAATCTAAGTAATAATAACTAACACATACCGAGAGAAAAATAAACAATGTCACTACTGCTGAAAAACCAAAGAATCTACGATTTTTATGAGAGAAACCCCCAATACGATTTCGAGAAAATGAACCATTTCTTGGTAGACCTGTTGGAAAAGTTCAACGAGAAAATCAATCCATCCTTTGACCAAAGTTTTGCATCTCGATTAATGGAACAAATGGGAGAAATCCAAAAGCAATTAATGAAACAACAAAATGATAACCAATTAGAGTATTATAAACAACTCAGTGAAATACGCAAACAATACATGGATGAACTACAATCATTTGTCTACAATCATCATCAAGAGAAAGTGCAACCGTATATGTCTCAACAAACAGAGCAATTATATGAAAAAATAACTCGGTTGCAAAATGAGAATCCAGCATGGGATAATTCTATACAATTATTGAAGCAAGATATTCAAAGACTAACAGAGAATTTCTCTCTAAGTCATGGAACACATCAATCTCCTACAGAATCAATAGCACAATACATGAAATCAGTAGAAGATAAGTTCTCTCAAAACTTCATTTCCTTTCAATCCTTGACAAATCAAATGATATCATCAACCGAATCCAGATTGAGAGAAGATTTGCGTTTACAGCAAAATAAATTGGAGGAAATGACTCAAATAGGCAAAGACCAAGAACAAATGCATCGTCAAGTCAATGAGCTGCTTCGTAAGATGGACAATTCTTCTTCCAAAGGGAAAATATCAGAGACAATGTTGAGCCATGTGTTAAATAATTTGTATCCTATGGGTGATATACAATCTGTTGCTACAACCAAAGAAACGGGTGACTTCATCATGAAACGAGATAACAAGCCGTCTATTTTACTGGAAAATAAAAACTATGATAAAAACGTGGGCCAAGATGAAGTGCAAAAATTTCTCCGTGATGTAGAATTACAACAATGCGCGGGTATTTTATTGGCTCAAAACTATGGTATTGCCAATAGAAGTAATTTCGAAATTCATTTATACCAAGGCCAAGTTTGTGTATACTTACATCAAGTCAATTATAACCCAGACAAAATTAAAATAGCAGTAGATATAATCGATCACTTGTCTCAATATATTGATAATAGTGGTTTCAAAACTGAAGCAATTACTGTAGACAAGGATTTTTTAGACCAAATCAATAAAGAATACCAATCGTTTGTGCAACAAAAAATGACTCAAATCAAAACCATTAAAGAATACAGTAGCAAGATGATGTCTTTAGTCGATGATATGAAAATGCCTCAATTGGAACAATGGTTGGGGAAATATTATTCCCATTCTTTCAGTAAAGACAATGAATGCAAATATTGTGGATTTGAAGCCAAAAGTGCTGGAGGTTTGACATCTCATCTACGGTCTTGTGTCGCAAAAAAGAAAAACGATGATTTACCAACCAAACCATCCAAACCAGCCAATTTGTATTTTAGTGTTCCAACACAACAGCAGTCGATATCTTCTGAGAAAAATGATATAAATCCTGTAGAGAAAAATTAATATATAAGGATTGATTCTAAAATTATCATATATTTTTGTATAATATACAAACATAGATGGGCGGTGATCAAGAAAACGTTCCAATTCCTGATGAAGATTTAACGGAGTATACTAGTCAGTCCAGTTATTCCCAATACACCAAGATTTTGCTCATTGATAAAAACGTAGAACAATACCAGAAATTTGTCAATGGTGCCAACTCCTCTACTTTTACCATTGTTTACAAACATACCAGTAAACATCAACATTTAGAAGAATTCTTGGTGGCGAATTTAAAACATGTTACCCGATTAGCCATTGTCAGTCATGGTCTTCCTGGAGGTGAACATCATTATTACCACAATTTGAGTTTCATGGAAAGCGAACACTTTTTCAAAATGAGCGATTTAGCCAGTGGCATCACTGAGTATAGTCCAAATGTAGCCTTTTTGAAAACACTGCTTACCAAAATGAGTATCAACCGAATGGACTTTTTAGCCTGTAATCTTCTACAATACTCTGAATGGACGCAATACTTGGACCTATTGAAATCATTCAAGTCTGGTTTAGTCGTGGGTGCTTCCAATGATCAAACAGGTAACCTCCAATATGGAGGTAACTGGACCATGGAAAATACATTGGAAAACATCAAGACTGTTTATTTCAGTTCTACTATAGAGAATTATACTGGATTGTTGGCTTTGTCATATGTTACTATTGACGACAATGGGACTTCAAGAACCTGGGGTTACGATATGGGTGGCTATCGTATCTGGAACTGTAGTGACCATACAGGAATCGTCAATGTGCCTTACCTTACATATAATCCGTCCATGCCTACATATCATTTATTAGAAACATTTCAAAACTCTACCACACTCAGTAATGTAATTGTAGCCGACGGCATTAAGCAATATGATAGATCTTTCAAAGGATGCAACACATTGACTAGTGCTCAAATTGGAGCATACGCTAATTATTTACTTGAGGCTTTTATGGAAACAAGCATTACAAGCATACATATTGGTGCTCCAAATAATAATTTAACTACAACAGGTCCATCTTGCTGTTATAATTGCACATTATTGACTTCGGTAACTCTTGGAACAAATGTTACTCAAATGGATGGAGGTAGTTTCGGTAACTGCACATTATTAACTGAAATTACTATACCAACATCAGTTACACAACTTGCGGGCTTAGATGGTTCTGGACTTACCAGCCTAAATATCGTTGAACCAAGTAATATAAAATTATTTGCTGGATTGAGTTCAACTCCGTTAACCAGTATTACCATACCTTCTTCCGTCACGGAAGTTCATCCTATTTCTAATATTGCTATTACTAGTCTTAATCTTCCATCAAGTGTGAAAACGTTTTACGGGTGTCAGCAATGTTCATCATTAACATCAGTGACGATACCATCAGGGGTAACAGCATTAAACTATGGGTTTCGTGAATGCTCATCATTAACATCATTGACGATCCCAGATTCTTGCACATTGGCTAATCCTGTAGTTAATTATAGACCTGATTTTATGTTTAGGGATTTAAATAGTTTGACCAGTATAACCTTGCCATCATCTTTAACTTCATCTTTCCCACCTCGTTTGTTTCGTTCAGGTTTGGGGATTACAACAGTTACTATTCCATATGGTGTAACTCAATTAGGTAGTTATACGATTGTATCAGAAACAATAACACAAATTATTGTTCCGGATACTTGCACTGCCGCTTCGTATTCTTTTACTAATATTGAATCACATGCTAAGATTAATAGTATTCGCGTCTATAACTCCAACAACATTTATTATGATTATATTGGTAGTTTACCAATGGGCACTTCATTATACGGACACCCAGGAAATGGTTACAATGATATTATGGCTACGTTTGATACCACTGATACTACTAACTGGAACCTAATAGGAGAGAAAATCGCTTTACCCGACCCTTCGGGTAACGTATTGGAAATCACCACTTTGACATCTCAAGATTTGACTGATGAAACCGTCACTGGAACCACTACAGTAAGTAAACGTAGTTTTACAAAAAATCTCATTAAAGGCTTGTTTAGTTTCAACGGTTCGGCTTTGACCGGTAAAGCTGTAACTTTGAAAAATATTACTTTACCAGGGTTCCCTCCAGCAGAAGAAATTGTTGTATTTAACTCCTCTACCAATGAGAGTTCCAATTTCACCAATACATTGAACACAGCCAGTATTGCGGGTAAGAATTTTTATGTATTAATGGAAAATCAAGACGATGAAATCATTATACCATCAGTAGCCAGTTCTGTTACTGTAAAAAAGACTGGAGAAACTACATTTTCGGTCAATAATGGTATTACAATCACAACTGTCAATTCGGGTGAATCCTATACATTTGATGGATTAACAGTCAACTTAGGTTCCGTTTTCGGGTATTTAGTTGATCCATCTACAATATGTTTCAGAGAAGGAACCAAAATAGAATGTTTAGATGAAAGTAGTTCAGAAGCCGTTAATATTGCAGTAGAAGAGTTGAAAGTCGGTATGTTAGTGAAGACTTACAAGCATGGTTATATACCAATCACGATGATAGGTAAGAAATCCCTCTACAATCCGGGTAATGATACAAGAATTAAGGACAGACTATATGAATGCACACCTGAAAATTATCCGGAATTAACAGAAAACTTATATATCACGGGTTGTCATAGTATTTTAGTAGACCAACTGACTGAGCAACAAACTATGGATACTTTGAGAGAGTCCGGAGACATATTTATTACAGATGACAAGTATAGATTAATGAGCCACTTGGATGTCCGGTCAGTTCCTTATACTTGTGAAGGTAACTATACTATTTATCACGTAACATTGGAACATCCAGATGAATACATGAACTATGGAATCTGGGCGAATGGTCTTTTAGTAGAGTCTTGTAGCCGTAAATCCATGGAAGAAAAGGGTTATATGAAAGATATTCTTAGGGGCTAAGCAGGAAAAGGACAAAGGGTTGGGAGGATCAATCTAATGTAAAAAAGTGCTGTTTTTAGCATTTTTAGCGTTTTTAGCGTTTTTTAGCGTTTTTAGGAGCGAATTTCGTAGCTTAGAGGCAATATAGAGAAGATACTCTATAACACTGTATTATGTTTCAATAAATTTTATCATAATCTTATCTACTAGAAAAAAAATCAAATCTTTTGAACTGATTCACAAAAATTCAGTTTACAATCATTTACAATGTCAAAAACCATATCTCCAGAAGAAATAATAGAGGAACTCAAAGCTAATAGAGCTAAAAGACATTTTACTACACCTGTGATTCCAAGTCGATTTCATTTTCATGTTGGAGTTGACCGTGTGTTGGACTTTTTAATCGCTGAAAATGATGTCTTGTATGACCTCAATAGGAAAAAGATTAGAGAAAGGGATGGTATTATAGCTGACAACAAAATAAGTCGAAATTATGATGACATTGATGGTGACTTTGCTCGAGAAGATTTGATTGAAATCCACGCTTATGTGATTCAACTTCAATCAATCGACATTGACACTTGCTTATATAATCATCATATAAGCAAATGTATTAGCTTTATCAAAGAGTTTATACAATTAAGAAGCTATAAGCTTACAGAAGAAGAATCACATACCTTAAGTATGGTGCAAGATATTATTCTTAACTTGCTGCTGATAAAAGACGTAGAGTTCTCTATAGAGGATTTTATAGATACATCGACGCTGGAGTGTAGTCTGGTTTATACAAATAATATATCAAAATCACCATACTATCATTATCTAATGGCAACGAAAGTAAAAAATTTTAACATTTAAAAAAAAATATTAAAAGTATCATTTTTATTTACTAAAATGACAAAGAAAGTCTGTTTATCTTCATTTGCATCGCCATGGTTTTTCGGACCATATGGAGCTCAAATGTATCATTTAATTAGTAAATTAATCGAAGAAGACGATATAGAAATATATTATCTACTGCTTGTAAACTGCCTTGAAGACAGACTCTATGACTTTGATGAGATGTTCAGTATCAACTTCGAAAACGAAAATAAAGATAAAACACCCAAGTATGTGAATTTAGAACTGTTGAAGAAAGTAAAATACATTGGAGGTATCGTAAAAGATGGGTCTTATGATACAATTTTATCAAGCACGATTAATTATTTACTGGAAAAGCATAATATTGACGTCTACATATTTCTTTCTGATATAAATCATATGATCTGCGATGAGCAATTAAGTTGTAGGTCACTATGTTGGTATCCAAATCACTTTCAACCCATAGTGAAACATACTGCGAATACATTGCCAATTTTTTCTGATATAGTGGCATTATGTCCTACTGATAAGATATTACTAGAAAATACAATACAAGGTCGTAATGTGCATTTTATCCCTCATATACTGAATATAAAAGATGAATATTTAGACTATAAAAGTAGAAAAATAGAGTTTCGTGACAAGCACAAAATTCCACAAGACAAATTTGTAGTATTAATCAATATTGGTAATTATGAAGTAGTAAATCGAAAATCATTGGATACATCTCTACTTGCGTTTGAAGAGTTTCAAAAAAATAGAGATGACGCATTTTTATTTATCCACGCATGGTCTATACATAATTTACAAAAATCACATCAAAAAACAAGTAATATGCTAATGAATATACATGAATTATTAGATATCATACCTATACCAAAGGAGAAAGTAAGATTACACCAAGAAATAGTAGACTATGAAGAAATACTGGAATATATTGCCATGTCTGATGTGTTAATGCAAGGTAGTAAATGCGAAGGCTTTGGTATCCCAATACTTGAAAGTCAACTTCTCAAAACCCCAGTAATTACTACTAAGTTTGGCGCCATGTCTGATTATACCTATTATGGTGTGAGCGTGCCTTATTTACAAAAAGAATACCTTCCTATGGCTAAGGGATTTTGGGCTGTGCCGCATGTAAATGGTATGTCAACCGCATTAACTTCTATCTACAATAAAGAACCAATCGGTGATGCTACAGTAGCTCAACGTAAAATTAAGGAAATGACTAACATTGACAATGTATATAACCAATTTTTAACTTTAATTCGAGAGCCTTATACTTCTTCTACCACGATGCGTAAAAGCAATGAAATAATATGCATTCGAGTTCACTTTAATGGCACTGGATTCAATTTATATAAAAACTTTGATCTAAAACTATGGAAGACAGTAGATAAATTATCGTGTGATGATTTAATAGGTAAATGGACGGTATTTATTCATGAAAATCGTAGTGTTGACCCCTTGTTCTTCTTGTTTCAAGCCTTACATCATGAACTTATCATATTGAAGGAAATCGAACCAACTGGAGAAGTATACCCTGACGCAGAAATGATACAAGGTATGTCGGTTGATTTTAGTAGATTAAATTATGCAATTCTTACTACTATTATAAAACATCTATTTACGAGTGAATTAAATAACATTTATAATTCACATAAAATCTATTATTTATTGACACACGTTATTGGAAGAACAAAAATAGCTCTATCCGATAATGTAGTATGTAAAGTAAAGAAAGAGAAATGAAAATGAAACGACTTCAATATTTTTAATTGTTAATTAGAGAAATAATAAAAATATAAATTGAGAAATATAAATTGAGAAATATAAATTGAGAAATATACATTGAGAAATATACATTGATGAAATTTATTTACGGAGATGGTGTGAACATCGACGGTGTGAACTCATCTGTTAAAACACTGAACTTTGTCGGTGTATCATCCAGTGGTTCCATTTCCGGCTGATATTCCAGCTTTGTAGGTGTATTATCCACCTCGGGCTGTAGTTCTGGTGAACATTTCGTCGGTGCATCGACGATTTCTTGCTTGCATTTAGTCGTGACTTTTCTTTTTTTCGTTTTCACACTATCACTGCTGTCAGGAGGATCGTTATGTCTCTTGTTTGGAGACAAAAATTGCAGGATTTGTGCCAAATCCTTTTTATTAGTAGGATTAATATTTATGTAATAATTGATGTTCTGAGCCATATTTAGATACAGATTCTGTTGGTATAATTAAAAGTAACATCATGATTTAGAAAAATATTTTTTATTGTGTTGTTATTGCTGTTGTTCTCTTCTTCAAAGGAATAAGAGTAAATATCGGACACCAACTATAAAGCAGATATAAAGAGTAAATATAAAGCAGAGGATAAACAGACATAATTTTAAAAAAATATCAGGTGAGAATATAGAGAAGGAATGAAGATTTATTGTATGCCCAGGAGCCAACCAAGGGTGATTTTAGATTCAAAAAGACCTTTAAACAAAGGCTATATTAATTCTTTACTCAAAAATTTAAAGACATCTAAATAACGGTCAACATCTATTATGATACTGCGAAAGAACCTAATGTATTTGACATCATTATTTCCCTGAATTTACGTCTGTCTTCAAATTTGCACTGTATATCAATCAATTCTTTCATTTGCTCCAGGTATATATCTTTCGTTCCGATTCCAATGTCATGGTGGTATTCAATCATACTCATATTCAGTAGAAAATCACTCCATAATTTGTTCAACTCATATCGATTCAATGCAAACCTTAAATTTCTCATATTATAATTATGGAATAGGTTCTTCACTTTCTCGCTATCTGCAGTCATTCTTACAATCTTCTGTAATTCACTATTTACTTGTTCCGTATATGGCTTGTTGTTGAGTTGAATTAATATTGATTTTAAATCCATTACATCCCAAAAGTCAAAGTCACTTAAGTCAACAATGGGTTCTTCTTCAAAATTGTTTTCAATCATACTTTCTAGTATCGAAATATCTTCCAGTGATTTCAATAGATTCTCGTTTTCATTCATATTCAAAATATGAACCAAACATTGTAGAAAAAATATTATCTTAATTATATTATTGATGTGTTCACTTTTACTGTCAACTACCCGTCTAACTAAAATCTCCTAAAAACTTCTTCAGTTCTAATCTCCCATTATTCTACACCCTCTAGATCTACGCCCTATTATAGTTATAAGGGTTAGTTAGAAACAGCAAAAACATCGAAAAACACTAAAAAACGCTAAAAACATCGAAAAACACTAAAAAACACTAAAAAACACTAAAAAACACTAAAAAACGCTAAAAACACTAAAAACCGCTAAAAACGCTAAAAACCGCTAAAAACGCTAAAAATAGCAAAAACGAAGTGTTTAACCCTTGAACCACAACTTTTCAAAGGGAGCAATAGAGTAAAATATGTAATACCCTCTTTCATTCCAATCCATCATTTTGACGATAAGAAAAATTGAATTCCTTTTAGTTCATAAATTTTTATTTAAAAACTACAATTCTCTTTTTCAGTAAACATTATTTCAAGAAAAAATGGTATACAATACACGTTCAAGCAGTAGAAGAAACCGTTCTGGTTTAGTTCGCGCTCCACCAATTTGCAAGAAGCGAAAAATTACCAAAACCAAGAATATTTCACCTTCCTCTTTTGTTACTCCATCGCCGAAATCTTCCATTCAAGACAGCGATACAACAAGAACAGATGATATTTTACCCAAGACTAGCTCATTTGTGACTCAAGAAGATGGTCTGCCATCAAAAGATGAATTACAAGAATATAAACGAGAGTTATTACCAGAGTTTAGTGCTACTGCTACTACAACTGAGCAACCCAAAGAAGAGAAAGAACTTGCAAAAGATAATCGTGAACTATGGAATGCAATAAAAGACATTGATTTAAATGACGACGATTCGAGTGCAATTGAATCTAAAGAAAATGAAGTGCAAATTGTGGAGACTATTACACCAGAACCATCGGAAATAATTGATATCGACTCTCAGTTTAAAGCAATTTACGATATCTTAGACAAGAAACAATACGTTGGAGCTCTAAATGAAAAGCAAATAAAAAGAGAAGCCAAGGCAAAATCAGCTGCTCTTACAATCCACCTGAATTTAATTCGGGCCTACAGTCATTCTTATACTGGTGCAGGCTTTGTCAAAGAACAATTAATCAACGAAATGATTGACCAGATTATGAAAGTAAAAAGTCAGAGTTTCAATTACGGAGACCTTGCAGTTTCAGAAGAGTTTTCCAACATGTGCAATACATTTGTAAGAAATACTGTAGAAAGGATTGAAAAATTACTTTTGCGTAAACCTATATATGAAGTCAACATTGATTTTGACGATGCAAGTCGTGCATGGAAAGCAAATAAAAAATATATGGGCGATGGAACTTATCGATACTTGACAAAAAGAGAAATGCGATATAAATTAAAAAACGAAAACTCTTACATGAGTAAAGGTAGAACTTCAATTATATAAATAAACTACTTAAAAATTCTTCATCATTTAAATAACTTTTCACTTGTTTCCCCTTTACCACTTCGACAATGATTTGATTCAATTGTTCAGTAGTGGCTTTTAATTGTAGATGTTCATGTGTTTTAAAATTAAATAAATGGAATTCCTTTTCTTTTTTATTTCCATCCAATAAGCCATAACCTTTGTTTTGATACAACCATGCATATAATACCAATTGAATTTTATGTTCTACTGTCAATTGACTCGTGCATTTTAATTCCCAAAACGATGATTCCGTAGCAATATCGCATCTACAAGTAAATCGATACACTTGATTTTTCTTCAAATACGGTGATAATAATTTATCGATCATCATATGTTCTTCATCGCTTTCTCGATGTATAAGTGTATATTCAGGACACCAATTGGAATCGCATTTTGTGCCAATCGTATTGCGTAATCGCTCAATTGTTTGCGTTATCATTTCTTCCGATAACCACGTATAATTATCACGAGGGATTTGCTTTACACGAGAATACGTTTTATTGCTCACAGCAGCATACAAACATCCTACAAATAAATAATCCGATATAGTATCACATTGTTCTGGCATGGTCTCTGCTAATTCACGTAAATACTGATATCGGCCTTTTTCATCGGCCATTAAATCGTTGTTTATCATCATTTGCAGTATTGGCTTTTTTTCTATATTGCATTCTTCTTTTAATCTGTCTACAAACATGATGGGTAATATTGTTCCATTGATATCACTTACATCCTCAAATGTATCGTTGTAAGTTTCATGAATCGACTGAATATCCAATGCATTTTCTTCATCACTTGGTGTGACTGTAACAAATATTTCGTCTAATAATGGAGAAATCATATCCAATACATCTTCATTTATAAAGCGAGTAAATCCGGAAGCATCGCTATTGATTTTTTTCACTTCACTTGTTTGTTCCCGCTTTTCTTCTACAATAAGATTACTTGTTGGAACGCCTTGGAAATGAATGTCTTCTCGTGATTTTATCATAGTAGATTGACTCGTTTTAATAAAAGGAAGCATATTTGTATCCTTATCTTGAAACACATGCAATGAAATTATTCCTCTTGAACACGCTACATATATTTCATTCGGACATACATTACGCTCCTTATTTTGACCTGAGTAAATAGTCATATAAGTCTCATCGAATCCTAATATAAATATATGATCTCGTTGTCTTCCTTTTGAACTGTGAAACGTAGAAAATGTTACCTTGTTTTGTATCAAACTTGCATCTAAGTTCTCAGAATCGTAGCTGGGGTAAAAACAAGGAATATTTGATTCAACCAATTTATTTTCTACCATTTTCGCAATGCTATTCTTTGTGCTTGGAATTAATATCATGAAATCACCATACTTGCATTTTTCATTTTTTATCAAGTTCTTTATCCACGTTTGTATTACATCTGGAAATGTATACTTGGACCTTTTCAAATAAACAACAGGTCTCCCTATTTTACAAGAATGAATGCGGTTATAGCCCAGTAAATTGGTATTAATAAATCGACACATTGGGTCCGTTATCCTATACGATGTCATTAATTTGCATTTGGTAAATTCATTCGTCTTCAAAAGTGGCATGGTGCTCCAACATTCTTCTGCCTTGGTTAAAAATCGTGGGTCCGCTCCTTTGAATTCATAGACACATTGTTTTTCATCCCCTAAAATCAACAACAATACAGGGTTATTCATATCGGTAATGAATTTCCAGATGAATTTGAAATATATCAGACTCATATCCTGCGATTCATCAATCACTACAATATCATATGTCTTTGTATATCTCGGTTCTGTGTTATTGCGCAATATACGCCTCAATCCCATATCATTATGACATTCATTTGAATAATGCTTTACTGCCAACCCATGATAAGTGAAAGTATCTACATTTTCGACTTCATACTTTTTAAATGATGCGATTACATCATCTTTCAATTGTTTATTAAAAGTCACCAACAAAAACTTCAATAAAGGCAACGACTTCGCACATACTCCTACTGTTGTTGTTTTCCCAGAACCTGCACAAGAATCTACCACAACATTTTTATTTTCTTTCAGGGCATTGATTACCTTTTGTTGCTCTTCACTTGGTTCATTCATTTTATGTTGTTTATTAACAGTCTTTTTATCAAATATAGTAGTAATCGTGTTTACTATTACTATTATAAAACTATCTATATGTGTATTGTAATAAATTCATTTTTTCACTATTTTTGGTTTTGCTCCAAATACGTTACCCGTTTTTTCAACTCTTGGATTTCTTTTACCAAAATAGGAATGATTTGATTATAATCTACAGATTGCATGGTTTCGCCGTCTTTTTCACCCGAAACAGCAGTAGGAACATGTTCTTGTAATTCATGTGCAATAAACCCGAGTGTGGACTTTTGATTGGATTTTAATCTATAAGAAACAGGTCTTATATTGTCTACTGTTAGAATATCTCCATTAATCGTTTGTATATTTTCCTTAAGACGATAATCAGAGTTGGCATTAAAAGAATTAGCAGTAACGACGTCAGATACAGTCAAATTCCCAGATATTTCAGTAGTGTCAGTGCTACTTATAATTTTAGGGTTAGAGTTAGAGGCATTACCAACTTCAACTCTAAGATTATAATCATCGGAATTTGTTAATCCATTAGTTGCATCAGGAGCACTTCGATAAATAAAATCAAAATATCGCCCAGAAGTAAAATAAGTAGTGCTCGCTAAACTACCTATACAGTATTGTGATGAATCAGCCCCGTTACGAATCGAAATTACATCTCCATTAGTTGTTGTTCTCATTTTTAACATGCCTCCAATATGAACATCATTAGGTGCATACACATAATCTTCTGGTCTACCCAATACAATTTGATTACTTGCGTCGATTTTTGCTCGATATCCAACTGCTGTAGAATTACTATATGCGTTCGAATTGTTATTAAAACCTGTCTCTGCACCTAAAAATGTATTATTTGAAATTTCTTGTTCTGTTATGATTGTGCCACCAGCAAGATGCCCAATTGCTGTATTATTAGCTAATAGTTGTTTCGCTTTATGTAATGCTTCATAACCTACTGCTACAGTTGTAAATGCCGAACTTGCATCATATATTGCACTTTGTCCTATAGCTACATTAGCACGGGCTTTATTATCTTTACGTGGATTACCACTTACATCAGTATTATTTAGATTTTGAAAACAGCCCAATCCAAACGAAAATGTATTAGAGTCTGCTACAGGAATTAATAATGGGTCACGTTCATATATTGGGTTATCATTTTCATCCGTATTACCAGTATCTATCACACGATTATAACAAAGATCTCGTTCTATATTACCACTATAGGTCGGAACACTACCTATATATATACTACTGGGGGCAAAATCTGCACTACCAGGTTTATTATTACTAATATAAGTAGTAGGTGTAGGTGCTCCTGTTCCTATTTTCAAAACACCTAACACATCCAAGTTGCTATTAAATAACACATCACCCGAGACATCCAAGCGGCCATTTAAATCAGTATTTCCATTTACCATCAGATTTACAGACACATCCAAATTGCTATTAAAAGACACATCACCCGAGACATCCAAGCGGCCATTTAAATCAGTATCTCCATTTACCATCAGATTTACAGATACATCCAAATTGCTATTAAATGACACATCACCCGAGACATCCAAGTGGCCTATCAAGTCGGTTGTGCCGTAGACTATCATATTTTTTGACACATCCAAGTTGCTATTAAATGACACATCACCCGAGACATCCATTCTGCCATTTAAATCAGTATCTCCATTTACCATCAGATTTACAGACACATCCAAGTTGCTATTAAATGACACATCACCCGAGACATCCATTCTGCCATTTAAATCAGTATCTCCATTTACCATCAGATTTACAGACACATCCAAGTTGCTATTAAATGACACATCACCCG